AGCCCTTATGAACGAGAGTAAACTGGATGTAGTGGCAGAACGGAGGAGATACTGATGAACAACGATTTGAAGTTGGTATATAGCGCACTGGTAGAGCAGTCCGCAAGAGCGAACGCCAACCTGAGATATTATCTGGGCGATCAGCCGCTGATGTACACACACGAGCGCTTGAGAGAAGTGTTTCAGCGAGCAACCATGAATTTCGTCCAGAATTGGTGCGCGGTGGTGATAGACACGACTGCTGACAGGATGGTGCTCAAAGGCTGGGACAACCCGAATAAAGCTATTAACGGCTCACTTGATTTGTTCTGGAAAGCCCAAACCCTGCAGACTGGTTCGAGACAAGTGCACAAGGACGCGCTGATTACGGGAAATGGCTTCATGATGATGGATATTGTGGACGGTGAGCTCCGGGCGTTTTATAATTCGCCCAGTCAGGTGGTGGTGCTTTATGAAGATGATGATCCGTTCAAAAAGCGGGTGGGTGGCAAGGTCTTCTATGAAGCAAGTACGGATACAACCCACCTGAACCTGTATTATCCGGACAGAATCGAGAAATATGTACAGGCAGGCAAGAAAGCAAGCATGGACGGAATGGAATTGGTTGAGGAGATTCCGAATTCCTTTGGGAAGATTCCGATCATTCATTTCAGAGCCCAAAGTGAGTTGACGAACGTTATTCCGTTGCAGGACGCGATTAATAAGACCTTCTCAGATATGATGGTAGTGGCAGAGTTCAATGCCTTTCCGCAGCGTTGGATGATTACGAACGCAGATATCAGTTCGCTGGTTGCCAGTCCGTCCAGTATTATGCGAGTGCCGAAAGGTACGAGTGACGAAGAGGATACTTCCATAGGTGAGTTTGGAACAGCTAATTTGGGGATGTATCTGGAAACTATTGACAAACTAACGAACACAATCGCGACTATTAGCAGGACGCCTAAGCATTACTTCTCGCATACCGGAGCTAACATCTCTGGTGAAGCCTTGACGGTCATGGAGACACCGCTTACGAAGAAGGTTAAGCAACTGGAAGAAACTTTTGACGAGCGATGGTTGGAATTGTCGCGCTATGTTGAGGATGCAGACGATACCGTGTGTGTTTGGGACAGAATAGAGACCGAACAAATTTTTACGCAAAGCAACGCTATGAAAACCATGAAAGATATGGGAGTTCCGCTTGTAACCGTTCTGCGAAAATTCGGGTGGGCGCAGGACGAAATACAGCAGATGTTAGCGGATATGGAAGAAGAGAAAGTCAAGAACGCTGATATTGCCGAAGCCGCTTTGGAAATGGCACGGATACGTTTGTCGCAAAGCAACAACCCATACCTGCCAGAAGTGAACACACAGACGCAGGTGGAGCGAGGTGAGGCTGAATAATGCCGGCTGAGAAACTTCCTCGCGTTGTCAAGTTATCCCTTCAGCACGCGGCTGAGTTAGCGGAGCACGTGGAAAGGGTTACTCAGGAAATGGCGGAGACTTGGCTCTATCTGCGGCGCGATCTATCCATGAAAGTGGATGCGATAGCTAAGGAAATTGTAGCATTGCGGGATGCAGGAAAGCCTGTCACGGAAGCGTGGTTGAATGAGCAAGCCTACTATAAAGCCTTACTGGAGCAGGCGGATAACCAAGTCGCGAAATATGCAGGATGGGCATCCAAATATACCGAACAGCAAATGGTGGACGCGATAACGATGGGGATAGATCAAGCCACTGACATGGTTAATGCGACAATGGGTAGAGGGGCGAGCTATTTCAGAGGTTTGCCAACTCCGCAAATTGAGAGCATACAGGCGGTCACGATGCGGAATGCGCCACTTGGCAGGTTGTTTGAGAGTATTTATTCGACTGGTGGAGTAGGGCAGAATCCGATCACGAAGGCGCTGATGTCTGGTCTTTCTCAGGGTATGCCGATGAACAAGATAGCCGAGTTGATGACTCAGGCAGTGAATATGCCGTTTAAACGATCACTGTTGATTGCACGGACAGAGATCAATCGGGCGCATCGCAGTTCAACGCTTCAAACCTACCGTGAAGCGGAGATTCCGTATTATCGCAGGCTGGCGAGCAGAGGACACGCATGCTTTTCATGTATGATGTTGGATGGCACGATTTACAGTTCGCATGAAGCTTTAGACGACCACCCGAATGGAGCGTGCCAGTTAGTGCCGATTTTAGACCCAAATGATCCAAGTACGGACTGGGAGCACGGAGAACAGCGATTCCTGAATATGAATGAAGCCGACCAACGCAGGATCATGGGAAATAACTATTATGATTCGTGGAAGCGCGGCGACTTCCAACTTCAAGATGTAGTGGTTATCCGGCAGAATCCGATTTGGGGTGGTAGTCCGGGAATAAAACCGCTCAAAGACTTATCACCTAACTGGCGACAGTATGCACCGAAGAGAGAGTACACACCGAGAGCCCCGAGAGTACCAATCGCTGCAAGGCAAGGTGGCTTTGTTCGAGTCAATCCGATGACTGAACAGCAAATAATAAATTACTACAATAAATACGGAGTGAATGCTTACGATAAATATCCAAATAATGTAAAAGGTGCTGCACCATTGAAAATGTATGGTGAGCAGTTAGGCACTAATGGTTTGCCAGTCGCATTGACCCCAAAAGAGTTCGATGAATTAGCGCAGCAAGGACAATTCGTTACTGTCACATACAGAGCAGTAGAGCCTAATCCAACGCTCAACATGACCGCAGAACAGGTCATCAACGATTACCGATACAATAAAGATATGTATGTAGGTTTTGGCGTGTATGGCAATGGTACTTACACTAATCCTGATGCGCAAGGGGTTGTGAGTTACTATGGTAATGACTATTTCAGAATGGGCATAGATAAGAGTGCTCGTATTGCGAACTCGAATGAGTTGTATCGAGAATGGGGCGAGTTTTTATCGAAAACAGGGATACCTTTAGATATGGGTGATTACGGACTACTGCGTGGTTATGATGCGATATACTGTGAGGGTGCAGGGCATTACAATATCCTAAATCGGACTATAACCTATGTGGTAAAAGAAGACCCGCTTCACTTTCATTAGGAGATTACATGGAACGATATGATTGGCGTGCAAAGCTAAGTCCAGATATGTCAAGGTGGATGGGCAAGTACCTTGATGATATTAGGCAAGTGACTAATGACTACGCTAACACATTACAGCAGATTGATTGGATAATGCAAGAGCATAAACGGTCAGAAAGTATGCAGAAAGCTGCCTTACTTGACTTATTGGAAAAACAAAGAAAGGGTATGATTACATAATGGTTTACAAGTTACCTATATCTTTATACCCTTTTGAGAGATAAACGCAAATTTTACCGGAATTCTTTTGTTAGACAAGCAACTATATGTTATAATCCCAAGAAGGAGCAGAGAAACAATGTCACCGGAAGAAACGAAAGACCAATCAGAGCAGAAACAGACCTTTGAAAGCTTTGACCAGTATGTTAGCACGCTTGATGAGCCGCTGCAACAGTTGTATACCAGCAATATCGCGGGTTTGAAAAACGCACTTGAAAGCGAAAAAGAAAGCCGTCGGAAGCTATCAGATCAAGTCAAGGCACTTAGCCCTGCAGTTGAAAAAGGAAGCGAGTTGGAAAAGAAATTGGCTGAGACAGCCAAGCTGTTGGAAGAAGCGGAACGGCGTTCCGTTGAATACAATAGACGAGCCACATTCGCAGAACAAGCAATTAGACCGGGTGTCAATTGCGCTAACGTAAAGGCGGCATACGCCTTAGCGGTTTCTGAAAATCTATTCAATGAGGACGGGTCTCCGAAATGGAAAGAGTTACAGAAGCTTGCGCCAGAATTGTTTAGAATTACCAAGCAGACTAATGCCGGTAATTTAAATGAAGCTGTATCCAGTGACATCAATGCGGCTATCAGACGAGCCGCAGGTATCTAATTGTGAGGTGAAAATATGATTACTCGAACAGATGCAGAAGCTCTCATTCCCGAGGATGCTTCGCAAGAAATCTTTAAATCAGCAGTAGAAAATTCCGTTGTATTGCGACTTGGTCGCAGACTTACGAACATGAGCAAGGGTCAGCGCCGATTGCCTATCCTATCCGCTTTGCCGTTGGCTTATTGGGTGGACGGTACGCCGGGCGACACCAGTGACTCGCCTTCGGGCAGTAATAAGCTTGGTTTCAAGCAAACGACTACCGCAGAATGGTCGAACAAGTTTATTTATGCAGAAGAATCCGCTACCATTGTACCTATCGCTATTAGCACCCTTGAGGACGCTGATTATGATATTTGGGGCGAAATCAAACCCTATATCGGCGAAGCCTTTGGTGCTCTGATTGACGCAGCGGTTTTGCATGGTACTAACGCCCCCTCAGCTTTCCCTACTGACATTGTATCTGCAGCCATTGCTGCAGGCAATTCGCTCAACTTGGGCGATATTGGTGACCTTTATGATGATATTATGGGGTATGACAATGCCACCGATACGCCGGGTCTAATTAGTCACGTTGAACGAGACGGATACATGCCTAATGGCTTTGTAGCCGGTATCTCAATGCGTGGTCGTTTGCGCGGTTTGCGTGACACTGTAAATGGACAGCCCCTGTTCCGTCCTGCCATGACCGGCATGAGCCCTTCCTCCGCACCTTACACGATTGACGGCGTTCCAACCTACTTCCCATTGAACGGATCGTATGATGAATCCGAATCGTTGATGATTTGCGGTGACTGGTCTAAGCTTGTGTATGCGTTTCGGACTGACCTAACCTACAAGGTGCTTGACCAAGCGGTGATTCAAGACCCCGATACTGGGGCAATTGTTTACAACTTGGCACAGCAAGATATGGTTGCCTTACGTTGTTACATGCGTTGGGGTTGGCAAGTGCCTAATCCTATCAACCGTATGAACCAAGTTGAAGCAACCCGCTATCCTTTCAGCGTGTTGAAGCCTTATCCGCAAACTAGTACAATATAGCTATTGAACTAGGATAGGAAGCCCTGTCAATCGTTCGGTTGGGGCTAATAACCCCAACCGAGTAGGAGCACAACTATGACGGTTACGGCGAATGATATTAAACGGTTGCGGTCAATGATTAACGAGCCTACGTCTGTTACTTATACGGATGCAGAACTTACTACACTAATCGAGAATGCCGCTATACCGGATAATACTGGTCGATTTCCAAGTGAAACGGACTGGATACCCACTTATAACATTTACAAGGTAGCTGCCGATATTTGGCTTGAAAAAGCTGCTAAGGTAGCAGATGAGTTCGACTTCGACGCGGACGGTGGCAGCTTCCAACGTTCTCAGAAACAAAAGATGGCGATGAAACAGGCGAGTTTCTTTGAGAGTCGGTCTAACGCCTTATCGCTTCAGATGAAACAATATCCAATTACGCACGCAGGTGTTTTCGGATTGGAAGACCTGCCTTACAATGACGAGATTGAGGACTATGAGGCTGGCTTGACATGACTGACATTGCACCCGCGATTTGGAATGATGAGTCCGAAAAAGACAAGATGCGTGCCACCTCCGAACAGTATATGCCTGACATCGGTAAACGTTTGATTTGGTCGGTGGCGGTTGATGAGTTTGGTGACAGCATTGAGACTTGGACTAATGGACTGGAAACTTCCTGCGGGATTGAATTCAAAGAAGGCTATGAGCGCACGGATGACATGACTACCGTTACTTACGAGGCAACGATCCGGGTTCCGCATGACTTCATCATCGAACCGGAAGACCGCTTCCAGATAACTTCGTTCAGGGGCGATCTTGTAAGTTGGGAGTATGAAATTGCGACAGCTATCCGCTATGGAATTAGTGCAAAGCGGTTTGGCGTGAGGAAGTTGGAGCACTAATGCAAGTCAAAGTTGAATGGGATATGAGTCAAATCAATGCCATGATGGAGAAGTTAGCCAATGCTGGAAAGAGCGGCACGAAAGCGCTGGAACAAGGTGCTTCGGTCATTGAGGCACATGCCAAGATGAACGCAGAAGCACATGGCTTGCACAAAACTGGCAACTTGATTGGGTCTATCCAGATATACGATAAGATGCCCTTCAGTGTGATGGTCGGATCGAGGGGCGTAATTTACGCCGCCGTTCATGAATTCGGCGCAACGATATCCCCGAAACGAGCGAAGATGTTGTCATGGATTGGCGAAAGCGGTGAGAGAATATTCGCGCACAAAGTTGTCATTCCAGCAAGACCCTACTTGCGCCCTGCGGTTGATGAGAATAAGTCAGCGGTTGAGGCAGCCATTGCAAATGTGGTGAAGCAGGAGTTGGGCGCATGAGAATTGAGCAAGGCTTGGTTTCATACCTTACCAATCACGCAGGGTTGTCAGCTTTGGTTTCTAATCGGATATATGCGTTTCACGCACCTGTGAATGTGATTTTTCCGTTCATCACTTATCAACGGATCAGCACCCAGAGATACCTTAGCCAAGATCAGCCGGTGAACGACTTGGTGACTCCGCGTTTCCAATTTGACATATACTCTGAGACCTATAAAAGCGGATTATTGGTTTCAGACGCCCTGCGCAAGGCACTGCAGGGATATCATGGTTTGATGGGAGAGGTAAGCGTTCAGGCGTCCTTGCCGGCGTTGGAACAGCACATTGACATCCCAGATTTTGACTTTTTCAGAATTACAATTGATTATCAATTAAGTTTCGTTGAAGAGGAGTAAACAATGACAAAATATTCAGCATACGGAGCCGCGCTCCTGATGGAAGGGGACGAGATCGCTCAGGTGACGAACATCAGTGGTCCAAGCCTCTCGCTTGACACGATCGATGTAACAACGCATGATCAGGCGCTTGCGTGGGAAGAACATGTTGCTTCTATCCTGCGTTCTGGCACGGTCACAGTGGATATTGTATATGATCCGGCGCTTGCGGATCATGTAGCTATTTTAGCAAACATGGTGGGTAGAGAGGCTGTTGGGTTTGAACTACAATTCCCAGACGCCGCTTACACATCCTACGTTTTTGACGCGTTTGTGACAGGCTTTACGCCAGCAGCGCCAGTAGAGGGCGCGCTCACAGCGTCCGTCAATTTGAAGATTACTGGCACGCCAATTTTAAATTCAACTTATACACCATAGGAGAAAGACATGACCAAGTACTCGGCATTTGGAACTAAAATTACGAAAGGTGCATATCCGGTTGTGGAAGTCGCCCAAGTGACTAACATCTCAGGACCCGGAATTAGCCTTGACACCACCGATGTAAGTGAACATGATGGCGATGGATGGGAAGAGCATGTAGCCGGAATTTTACGTTCCGGA